TATGATTCGTCCATCTTCTAATACAAATAAAGTTGTAATGAATTATACTGTTTCAGCTCCAAGAATGTACAAAGGAAACATAACATCTATTGTTTCTAAAATGTGCCCTTACGCTGATTTAGTTCAATTAACTCATTTAAAACTACAGCAAGCCATACAAAGAATGACACCTTCAGGTGTATTTATAGATGCAGATGGTTTAGCTGAGGTAGATTTAGGTAACGGAAGCAGTTATAATGCTCAAGAAGCTCTTAATATGTACTTTTCAACAGGTTCTATTATAGGTAGATCTTTAACGGTAGAAGGTAATCCAAATCCAGGTAAAGTACCTATACAAGAATTACCAGGAAGTGGCGGTGGTCAAATTCAAGTTTTAGTTGGCGCATATAATCAATACATACAGATGATGCGTGATGTTACTGGATTAAATGAAGCTAGAGACGGTTCTGATCCAGATCCAAATGCGCTTGTAGGTGTTCAAAAATTAGCAGCTGCAAATAGCAACACTGCAACTAGACATATATTAAGTTCTAGCATGTATATAACTTTAGCTTTAGCTGAGGCTATTTGTTTAAGATTTAAAGATGTTCTAGAATTTCATCCAACTAAAGAAGCTTTTATAGGAGCTTTAGGCCAATTTTCAGTTGGTTCTTTAGAGGAAATGAAAAATTTACATTTGCATGATTTTGGAATATTTTTAGAATTAATGCCAGATGAAGAAGAAAAATCTTTATTAGAAGCTAATATACAAATGGCTTTGTCAAGAGATAGTATAAATTTAGAAGATGCTATCGATATAAGAGAAGTTAAAAATTTAAAATTAGCTAATCAATTATTAAAGATAAGAAGAATTAGAAAGCAAGGCATGGATCAACAAACTGCTCAAGCAGCGAGTGTTGCACAAGCCAAAGCTCAAGGTCAAGCTCAAGTACAAATAGAAGAAGCTAAAGCTCAAGCAGAGCAAATTAAAACTGAATCAAAAATACAATATAGACAAGCTGACGTTGGATTTGAAATTAAAAAACTAGAGGTAGAAGCTTCTACTAAAAGAGAATTAATGCAATATGAGTATGAACTTAATGTTAAATTAAAAGATTTAGAATTAAGAGCTCAAAAAGAATTAGCTCAAGCTAATAATGAAAATGCCATGCAATTATCCAGCATGAAAGAATCTGGAGCTAACGAAAGAGAGGCTGCTAAAATATCAGCAAGTTCAATAACGGGACCGCCATCTTCAGGAAAAACTAAAAAATCATTTGAATCAAAAGGTAATGATGTTTTAGGAGGATTTGATTTATCTAGGTTTTCGCCTAAATAAATAAAAAATAAATATTTTATTATATATAATTATGGAAGAACAAGAAAAAGTAACAGTAAAGGCGGTTGATAATACAGATCCATCGCCTACATCACAAGAAAAAGAAGTACAAGTTTTAGAAAAAGCTATAGAGTCTGGTGAAGTTGATGCTCAGTATGGGCTACAAGACGATGGTGTTTTTAAAATAGACTTAGACAAAGATCCTAATACAAAAGAAAAAGATGCCATTCAAGAGCGAAAAACAACGGAAATACCTGTGGGCGAACGAACCGGAGATAGCAAAGAAGTGGTCGAAGAAGTACGGGTCAAATCCAGTGAAAAAAATACTGAAACAAAACAAGAAGAAGTAGCAGAAACAAGTGGTCCTTTAGAATTAATAGTTGAAGATGAAACTACAATTGAAGAACCAAAAAAAGAAGAAGTAAAACTTCAAAAAGAAGAACCAAAAGAGGATGCAAGAGTTCTTCCTGAAAATATAGATAAACTAGTTAGTTTTATGGAAGAAACAGGTGGTACTGTTTCAGACTTTGTAGAACTAAATAAAGATATAAGTAAATATGATAATACATCTTTACTTAGAGAATATTATAATAAAACAAAACCACATCTAGACTCAAGTGATGTCGAATTTTTATTGGGCAAAAATTTTGGGTATGATGAGGACGCGGACGATCCGTCAGAAGTTAAAGCTAAGCAATTAGCTTTTAAAGAAGAGTTATATAATGCTCAAAAGCACTTTAAAACAAGTAAAGAACAATATTATGCTGATCTTAAGTTAAGTAAGCAAAATGATATTGCTCCTGAATATAAAGAAGCTTATGAATATCATAATACTCAAAAGCAAATTCAAGAAGAAAATAAAAAGATACACGAAGATTTTTTAAATAAAACAAATGATGTTTTTTCAGACGATTTCAAAGGTTTTGATTTTAGCGTTGGAAAAAGCAAGTACAGGTTTAAGGTAGAAAATCCTAATGACGTTAAAGAATTTCAATCCGATATTGATAACTTTGCTTTTGAATATTTTTCAAAAGATGGTAAAGTTAATAATGTCAAAGGATATCACAAAGCATTATTTGCAGGACGAAATGCAGATAAAATAGCTACTCATTTTTATGATCAAGGCCGTGCCGACGCCATAAAAGAGCAAGCTAAATTATCTAAAAACATTGATATGTCCCCTAGAGCAGATAATACTAGTGTTATAAATTCAAATGGTCAAAAAGTTAAAGTTGTATCCGGTAATGATTCTTCAAAATTGCGAATTAAATGGAAATAAACAATAATTTTTAAAATCAAGACAAATGGCTTTTACAGCAGGAATACCGGCAGCGTTACAACCAACGCAGTCGAAAACAATGTACGGAGGAAACTATATAGATTTCACCGCAGCAGGATTTGAACAATGGGGTCAACAATTTTTACCAGATGTGTATGAAAAAGAAGTAGAACGTTACGGAAATCGTTCTATCGGATCTTTCTTACGTATGGTATCAGCAGAGATGCCATCAACTTCAGATCAAATTATATGGACAGAACAAGGACGTTTACATACTCGTTATGCAAATGTGGTTCCTTTAGGAAATCAAGCAGCTTTACCAGGTGGAGCAGCGCAAGGAGCAATTGCAGCAGGCGCATCAGGTACGGTACTTAATTTTAGTGTACCAATTGCACAACCAAGAAGTACAGGAACTACTACAGACAAAACAGAACCTGTAAACTTTAGAACAGGCGCAACAGTGATGGTTCAAGTTCAAACGGGAGTTGCATCAGCAGTTGGAGGTACTGGAGCAGTTATCAAAGGTGTTGTTACTGCAGTTGCAGCACAAAACTTTCAGATCAAATGTTATGTTGCTCATACAGGTGTAGCAGCAGCTGCTAGAGTAACTGTAGTTGCATATGGTAATGAATTTGCTAAAGGTACAGGTACTTTTACAGAATCTTTAAATCCTAGTTATGCTACGTTTAATAATTCACCAATTATCTTAAAAGATAACTATGCTATTAATGGATCTGACACAGCTCAGATTGGATGGATTGAAGTTACTTCTGAAAATGGAGCTAATGGATATTTATGGTACATGAAAGCAGAACATGAAGTAAGACTTCGTTGGGAAGATTACTTAGAAATGTCTATGGTAGAAGGTGTAGTAAAAACAGGTGGTCAAGCAGGTGCTAACGGAATAGCTTTAGGTTATACTGCAGGTGCTAGCTCGATAACAGTTGGAGGTACTAATCAAAATGCTAAAGGTACTGAAGGTTTCTTTGCTGCTTTAGAAGCAAGAGGAAATGTTTATGCAGGATTTGGAGCACAAGCTACCGGTGGTGGTGCGTTAACTGATTTTGATGCAGTTCTTAAGCAATTAGATAAGCAAGGTGCTATTGAAGAGAATATGATGTTTTTAAATAGAGATTTATCTTTAGAAATTGACGATATTCTTGCTCAACAAAATGGAGCTTATGCTGGTGGTACTTCTTTTGGAGTATTTAATAACAGCGAAGATATGGCTCTTAATTTAGGATTTACTGGTTACCGTAGAGGTTCTTATGACTTTTACAAAACTGACTGGAAATATCTTAATGATTGGTCAACTCGTGGAGGTTTTGGAGATGTTGAAGGTGTATTAGTACCAGCAGGTACTTCTACTGTTTACGACCAACAATTAGGTCAAAACATCAAGAGACCATTTTTACATATTCGTTACAGGTCTTCTGAAACTGAAAACAGAAAAAATAAATCTTGGATTACAGGATCTGTTGGAACTTCAAGTCCTACAACTGATATTGATGAAATGAGAATATCTTACTTAAGTGAAAGATGCCTTATTACCCAAGCAGCGAATAATTTTGTATTATTCAAAGCTTAATTTTTTTAACTATAGGATACGAGCCCTTCGGGGCTCAGTATTCTTATTATATATTATTTAATTATGAATGCAACAAGAAAACAAACAACTACCATTGAAAAAAAATGGGAATATAAAGATAGAACTTATCTATTAAAAGGCGAAATAGCGCCTCTTACATACACTATACAAACAAGACATACGCCTAGAAAGCCTTTGCTTTATTGGGATGATGATAAAAAGTTAAATAGAGAAATAAGATTAGCATCAAATCAAAAATCAGTTTTTGTTGATGAACAAGATGGTTTTTCTACTTTATCTCATATTATTTTTGAAGATGGAGCTTTATACGTTCCAAAAGAAGATCCAAATACTCAAAAATTATTATCAATTTATCATCCAAATAAATTATGGGAAGAAATTGATGATGTTTTAATAGCTAATGACGAAGTTGAAAATGTAGAAAACGAACTTATAGCATTAAACTTAGTTCAATCTTTAGATATAGAACATTTAGAAGCAATAATGAGAACAGAATTAGGTTCAAGTGTTTCTACAATGTCTTCTAAAGAATTAAAAAGAGATGCTTACAGATTTGCTAGACAAGAGCCTGATTTATTTATAGAATTGTCTGAAGACGAAGATATAAAATTAAGAAACTTAGCTAACAGAGCTGTTGAAACTGGTATATTACAACTTACAGATGATAATACAGTTTTTAAATTAAGTAATGGTAAAAAAGTAATGACAATTCCTTTTGACCAACATCCTTATGCTGCTTTATCTCAATATTTTAAAACAGATGAAGGTATAAATTTAATGAAGTCAATAACTAAAAAGCTTTCATAGCTTAACTTGGTATAAGGTGAGAAATCAACCTTATACCTACTAAATAAATAACAAACATAGATACATGGTTAATATAAATAATGTATACCAGACAGTTCTTGTTATAACAAACAAGGATCATAGAGGTTATATAACACCGGCTGAATTTAATAGATTAGCTGAGCAAGCACAAAATGAAATATTTGCTAGTTATTTCATGAGAGAAGCTGGTTATGAATTAAATGCATTTTTAACTAGTGATTTTTCAGACCCAAACCAATACTTAGCAGAAAAAATAAGTGTTTTTTATAAAAATACTACGTTAACAAAGTTAGATAAAGAGTTTACATATCCTGCAGATTTATATAGAGTTGGTGTAGTTTCTGTAGGTAATTCTGTTGCAGATAGAGCTTCTAATGAAGAGATTAAATATATAAATCTATCTCCATTAACAGCACCTGTAAAAACTCAACCAGTTTATACTTTAACAAGTTCAGGCGTGGTTATTTATCCTTCAACAGTTACAGATGGCGTAAGTTTAGATTATTTAAAACAACCAGTTAGACCTAAATGGGGTTATGTACTTCAAGGTACTGTACCTTATTACGATTCAACTTTATTTGATCCTGCAACAGATAGTTATGATACTCCAGCTAAGTCTTATAATTTTGAATTACACCCATCTGAAGAAAATAATTTAGTTGTAAGTATATTGAATTATGCTGGAGTAGTTATAAAACAAGCAGACGTAGCAGGATTCGCACAAAGCAAAGAACAACAAAACGCAGCAACTGAA